CAGGTAACTAACTCGCGTTCCCCTGGGATTCTTATAGTAAGAATCACAGTTAACAACTGAACAGGCACATAACTATGCCTGCACCCACCTCTTTCGAAGTTTCAAATTGAAACGTCGAACTGAAACGCTTAAATGAGTAGGATCATCACGCCCGATTAAGGGGTGGTGAAAATACTTAATAAGCGCTGGGTAACCATCAAGACGATCCTTGCGGCGCGAGCCACAAGGAACATAGGTCTGAACTTCAAACCTATGCAAGGTACTAGACCATCTCTGGTAAGTCCTTACGTTTTGTCTGGTATGCCAACCTAGTCCCTGAGACTCAAAGGGCACAAGAGGTAAGACATGTGTCTTACTGACTTGCTTCCTAAGAAACTCAGAGCACTCATAATAACAACGTAACCAAAGCTGGTTAGAGGTTGATACTATGGATGCTAAAGTACTAGGATCAGTAGAGGAATTGTCTGGATCGTGACGTAGATATACAGGGGTCACATCTATGCCCTTGTAAGCATCTACACCACAACTTTCTCTGAAGTTACCAACAGAGAAAGTCTTCCCTTGGTTGATCTTAAGACCAAAGGAGGTGATCCAGTCTGCAAATGCCTGAAAATGTTCGGTTCTAATGATGATATCATCACCAAAGACCCGAACATCGTTGGCAGCGCGAATAAGAGTCCTGTAGTTCACCCTCTCGGATGAACTAACAATCGACGTAATCGCAATCATTGCGAATACAATCGACTGGACAGGAAACGTAGTCGCGTTACCCATACCGGCATACTTTTTAAGAGTGATGGTTTTACAACCATCATCAACTCTTGGTGTACGGCTTGCTAATAGCGCCTCTAAGAAGCGCGGCCTGTTAGCGAAACAAGCTTTCACTACTTCTAGTGAAAGAAGATCGCTAGCAGACGACAAGTCAATCGTACACCAGTTGCCGACTTGGGAGCCCTCAATAGCCAATTCTTGATTCGGCTTTTGAGAGTCGAGTGTTAGACTATGACGAAGAACCTTACACTTTTTGATATGATCTCGAAGTGTAGAGTTCAAACCTTGCTGAACAAACTGATTCAGACAAGGCTCAACAGTAATCGTTCTTAGAGCAGAACAGCTCTTAGGAACGGTTACGAGTCTAGCACAAGTGCCAACAGGGTCGCTTTTGGGGAGTTGTTCTTCATCTAAACGTTCAACCAGCAAAGATGCTGGAAGATCGTATCCGATGAAAATCAACTTGTCGTCAAATTCAAGAAGACGACGATATACTTCAGACCACTTCTGGTTAGAAGTATATCCCTCAAAAACAGCGCCCGGGCCATGCCTGGCTTCATGCTCTTGAACTAAATCTAGTTCAGGAAGCACGAAAGAACAGATATGGCTGAATCGTGCAAGAAGAGAGGGGTTAACCTCCCCTATTGCCGACTCGACGTCATTGAAGTCCTTAACCGCCTGTTTTGCGAGATAAACATCTCGCTCTTCAGACGGCAAGAACTTCTTGAAGAAGTAGCACAACTGCCGAACACTTAGTATGTATTCGACAGGAGCGTCCTCCTTCAAGACGCCGGTTGTTGTATCAAAAATATGGCAGACAATACCCGAAAGAAATTTCGGGATTTGTCCATTATAGGCAAAGCCCATAATGTTGGCCATCTTTCCAGAAGCAATGCTTTGATCAAAAGCTTTGCCAAAGGAAGGAAGGGCGACGGATAAAAATCCAACGCCCTCACTTTTGATACGCGCTTCGATCGTGAGTAAGTCCCGATCAAGACCACGTACTTCAGGGTGTAACCTCATCAAATCTTTGACGAGGGCACGCGAAAGGCCTATCAGGCTTTTCATCTTCTGCTCCTTGAGCTAGAAGATCCTGTTTAAATGTACGGTTGATCCAAAGCGAAGGCCCCGGCTGATATAGACTTGAAGTCTTGTCTATACTCACCAGAGCCATCGCTAACACAAACAGGAATGTCAGAGCTACTAATAGCGCTGGCATAGCGGTCTTCATGGTTTATACTCCTTTTGGGAGAACCACGAAGGCCCCCCGGTTTGCTAGTTTAACTCGCTTACTTAACCAGTCTTACGACTGGAACGAGTTAAACTTTGTTATGGTCACGTCCGCATCCGTCAAAGTATCATTGAGACACTTAACCAAAGCGTCTTTCTGAGCCTGCGTCCACCCAAAAGTAGGGAAGGAAGCAGATATGCTGACAGAAGCAGTCTGAACGCTGTTTCCCCCAGTAATGGGGTCCACAGCGGTAACAGTCTGCTTAATCTGCATATAATGACGTTCGCCCGTTTTCGGGGACGACGAGTGCTTAAAAATAAGGTCATAGTTGTTAACTATGTCCTTACGAGTAGAGCCCTCACCGTCCCATGAGACAACAGCAAAAGTAAGTGCTGGTGTCGGGGCGTCCGCGGCAACCGTGATTGGATCAACTAACATTTAAAGGTCTTCCTTGCAGTAGGTTCTATTTGGAAAGGATTCCCAAATAGCATTAATTCTACAAGTACTTTTGAAAGAGTGCTTGTAGGATACTATACTGATCAGAGCTTAAACCCTTACCAGTATAGGTTTTAACCGAAGCAAGAGACTTCAACGAAGTTCTAAGTATGTACTTAGCTTCAAACTCCGCAGTTGGGGTGTAATGAACACGTTGGTTCGTCACATCCCAATGATTTGGAGGAATGAAGTCCGTTGAAGTGGTCACATCAGCATAAAGATGTATTGATGAGCGAACCTTAAGTACAGAACTGTACGTAAGGAAGCCCCAGTTGATTAGAGCGCGGTCTTGGTTGACTAACTCCATTAAATGGATATAGTCACCCAATCCCACAAACCAATCAACTAACCACGTAAAGGGAACTAAATCAAAAAGATCCCCAGGCGTTGGTATCAACCCAAGCTTCTCCAGAAAGACCTTTTGGCGAAGTCTGGGTAAGTCAACTTTTGGAAAGTTAACACCGGAGTTAACTACACACCGGAGTTTAACCTTACGAGTCGCCGTCTGACCGACGTCGCTCGAATTCCAATAAATTGGCTGGTACATCGTTATGTTCGGAACAGCGGAAGTTACATTCTCTTCGAAAGAAAATCCCGAAGAGAGTGTAGTGAATTTCCCATTTCTGTCAATGACCAAGTTAGTGTCTTTGGCAGCATCTTTGGGAGTATTCACTAGTTTCACTACTGCTTGATACATCGACTGCCACCCGAACTTGAAAGTCAAGTACGCGTTAGCAATCGATTTATCTAACTCAAGCTTAACACCGACCTTCTCCAAATAAGGAGCAAGTCGCTGCATTTTGCTTTGAGTCCACCATGACTGAGAAGTTAGAGCCTTCTTAAACTCTTGCTTCCCGATCAAGGTTTCAATGTCGCGCCAGGCGGATAGAGTTCCGCGGATAGTTTGAGGAAGATCCTTTAACTCTCCTATCTGGTAAGCGAGGTTGAAATAACGTCTTCCTGGTAAACATTTAGCCAGGAGTTTGTCCAAGTTTTTGACTTGAACATTTAAGGCGTTAGTTCGCTCGCTTGCAGCATACGACGCGACAGCGGCAGGTGAAACCGAGGCGCAAGCAGACCGATAATCTCCGCTACGAAACTCTTTGTCAAACACGGTAGTTACGAAAGGATTTCCGTGACTATCTTGAATGGCTTGAGTTTGATACGTAGTATCGGAGTAATACCGATAAGAATTGCCAGAAGATTCGGCAACGAGAGAAGGAACAAAAAGTTCAAACTCTCCTTGGCGTTTTAGACCAAGTTTGTCTTGCTTCTGACGAGTCTTAGGTATTTTACGACCGGGATTACGACTTTTCCAAGTCGTGTCCTTTCTGAACCCGTTAACGAGTCCTTGTGTACCAAGTACATAAGTGTCGTTAGCGAGAACAGTTGTCGTAACTATCATGGGACTTAATTTCCAAAAAGTCCCAGTCCATTCCATAGCATTTGCTTCATGCCTGTTGAACCTATAGTAATGATACTTTAGGTCCTCGGGCCAAATGGTAGGGAAAATGGAGGTACGATTCACAGGAACCGGGTCTAGTGGAAAAACACCGTCAATCAAGTGATTGTCGGTAGGTTTCCTTTCAAGTTTTGTGAACTGCCAATATGGATCGAATGTTAAAGCAATCGATGCCATAAGGTCAGTGCCCAAAACTTTATAGGCCCAGTATTCAAGTGAGTACTTGCTAGCCTGAACTTCCAGAGCACGAGCGCGTTGCCGATACAAATCGGTAACGAGATCGTATTTAAGTGCGATTAACTCGCTAAACGAAGGTTTAGCGGGCCCGCTTGTGCTCATTTGTTTCAAAGCCTCAGTTAGGGCTTACACATCGAAGTGCTGCGCCCCCCTTAGGGGGGG